CTGACCTGGAGGGAGGACTATCTGCAAAAAGGAGGGAGCCCGGACCGGGCTCTGGCCATCAGCGTCTGGGACAAACCATGCTCTGACACTACTGTATATGAGGTTTGGCAACGGGTGGAAAATTCGGTATAATCGTCCAAATGAGAAGTGAAAGAGTGGCGAAATGGCGTGGCGTTGGACTGCCCTGCTGTTCTACTCTGAGGAAAAATAAATGAACATGAAGCGGGCAATGTTGATCTTAGGTCTGGTAGCGATAGCGGCGACGGCGATCCTCGTTATGGCCAACGGTATGAGATGTACGCCGCCGTGTATTTAGATGACCACAGAACTTTCGACGCAGGAAAAAGCCACGATGACGTGGCGCTGGACGGCGTTGATCGTGTACTTGCTCATTTGCCTCTACGATTTCCTGTTCGTCCCCGTCTGGTATGGAATCAACAGACCGGACATAAGTCTATTCATGGAGATCATTAATAGTACGCCGGAACCCATGGTCCAAATGGAACTAATGAAAAAACTTACAGGCCAACATAGCCCCTTTACTTTAATGGGGGGCGGACTTTTCCACCTCAGTATGGGGGCGATATTAACAGGTTCAGCTTTTGCTTCAGGCAAGAAATAAAGGAGACGCATCGTGAAATTTTTGAAAGCCGCCGCCCTGGTTGCACTCATTTTATGCGCTGGGATTGTCACTGCTGCCGCTGCCGCTGACTGTGGCCCACAGCATACGGAGATGCTGAACACTGCGGTTCGTATCGATACGAGTGGCTCAGGAACTGTGATCTATTCCAAAGACCACGGTGTAGCGCCCGCGAAGAAATACGAGACTTACATCCTCACCAACTACCACGTCATAGGCCGGGGCATCACGATCACGGAGGTCTGGTCCCCCCGGAAATCGCGAAAAGTGAAGCGTGAAACGCGGTCACCGGTCACGGCGTTCTGGTTCGATTACGTTCGATGCGCGCGGTCTGTTGGCACTCGTGGACGCCTTGCCGACATCGTGGCGCATGATGAGCAGAGAGATCTAGCGTTGCTGCAACTCCGTGATTTTGAGCGTGGCGTCGATCAGGTTGCCAGTCTACTGCCCAAGGACGAAGTTCCCAAACTGGGGCAAAAAGTCTGGGCCGTGGGCGCTGGACTGGGCTACCCGCCCTTTATGACCTCGGGCGAGATGGCCTTTAGCGAACAAATCATCAATGGCTACCGGTACCAATTGGCGACACCGCCAATCATCTTTGGCAATTCCGGCGGGGCGCTTTTTGCCTATTCGGACGACAGACAGCAATACGAGATGATTGGGGTTCCGTCGAGAGTATCGGCGGCGCATTTCCAGGCCATCACGCACATGGGCTGGAGCATCCCAACCGAAACGGTGTACGAATTTTTGGAGGAGAATTTCCACGATTTCATCGGCGGCGGGCCATATGTCGCGCCGGAAGACCGTAAGCCTCCCAAAGACGATGATAAAGACGATGACTAAGAAATGGCTCCCGTTGCTTCCGGCGGGCATCGTTGCCCTTGGCGCAGCCGTGGCGTGGGGTCAACTTCTTCAACAGAACGAGAGTCAAGATCTCCGCATCCACAAAGTCGAGTCTGCGGTCATTAGCCTGGGGGAGATTTCGCGTCGGCAAGAGCGCATAGACGAGCGCACTCTGCACATCCAGCAAAACGTGCAAGAACAGCGTCGTCTTTTAGACGGTCTCGTGAAGGCTTGGTCTGTGCCAAACCCTTAGCTCTCGTTTTTCGAGGCTCCGTTGTACAGCGCCATGTACCATTGCGAGAATATCACTCTTAATTGCCCGCTGATGGTTCGTCCTTCTGAGTGGGCAATTTTTACAACTTCCTCGTACACCTCTCGGGGAACAAGGATTGACTTCCATTTCTTCGTGTCCATTTTGGCACCTCCTGGTGGGAGAGAATATATGCGAATATCTGCCGAAAAACAAGGGTTCTTGCGGGGAAACACTTGAAAATCAACAACGGGCGCGAGGGGGAGTTCTTGGCCGCTTCGGTGATCCAGGGTATGAACGGTTGGGATGTCATACACGCTGGTGTGCAGCGGATCGATCTCGTGGCCTTTTGTGGCGAAACCGTGGTGCGCGTCCAGGTGAAATCGACGCTGCACCCGCGCCGGATCTCCACTCAATACAACGGCGCAATATGCTATGATTTTCTCATTACAGGCAAGATCGGCGGCGTCAAGGCTCGGCGGCGGCTGTCAAGGAAAGACTGCGACGTCATTATGTTGGTCGCCTTGGACAAACAAGTTTGCCGCGCCATGTCCGTCGATGATCTGCACGGCAAGATTCATTGGCGATTGCCGCCTGATCAATTCACACCTGAAGAACAAACCCGTACCTTGAAGGAGGTTTTCGATGGATGCAGATCTAATTAATTTTTTGCTCGCGGATGCAGATGAGGCTTGCAGCGGCGACAAAGACAAAATGGCGCTTTATCTTGCGGGCGTTGCGGCGGGCGCGATGGATAGTGCATGGGACGCCACCTCCGGCGGGTTTGTGCGCCGCAACCCCGGTAAACCTTACCGCCTTAAACCCGTGCCACAGGCCGTCCTGACCACAAATGAGATCATTGAGGGTTTGGATAGCGCCGACTAAGGCTCTACGGCCTCTCCCCAGGAGGGGCCGATTTCGATGTCGCATCTTGAAGGCACCTCCAACGGCAGCGCCTCGACCATGACGTCTGCTATTTCCTGAGCCTCGGCCAGGGAAGACACGGAGCAGTCCAACTCATCATGCACCATGATCATTGGCGTTACACCTTTTTGGTGGAGATTGACCATGGCCTGCTTGCACATGTCGGCGGCTGATGCCTGGATCAAACGGTTCAGCGCCTTGTAGGTCATCGCTCTTTTGAGTCTGGTCGTTGGGCCGTGGGCCGCGACGGCTTCATCCCAACTCATGGCCTTATGCATCTGGAACGTGTCGGGTTCCCATTTGTCGAAGCGGCATTTGCGGCCTTTCAGGCTACGGATGCTCCCGGAGGATTTTCGATCTTCCAGGCGGCGCGATACGCCCTGTGTCAGCATTTTAACGAAGGGCACTCGGGCGTGGTACTGCTTGGTTAGATCTTTGGCCTCGTCCAGGGAGATGTCGAGTTGCTGCGAGAGCTTGTTGACCCCCATGCCGTACATCATGGCGAGGTTGATGGTCTTGGCTTGCTTGCGGGAAATGTCGGCCATCTCCGCGACCATGGTGTGGAAGTCCATGGTAGGATCGTTTCGGTAGCCCTCGACAAATTCCTGGACGCCGGGAAGCCCGCCGTCCTCGTTTTTCCACTTCCCGTAGGTCGCGGCGTAATGCACCAGGATGCGCGGCTCCTGTTGCGAGAAGTCTATAGCCGCCCACTGCTGATCTTCCTCGGGCAAAAAGAGGGAGCGGATCATGGGGCCAAGCTGGGCGTGACGCGCGGGCACTTGCTGCAGGTTCGGGTTGTTCATCGAAATTCTGCCTGAGACGGTGCCGCCGTCGTCGGATCGAAGCTGGTTAATGTGGGCGTGGATGCGGCCATCGCCAGCGACGTGACGCAGGATCGTGTCGATGAACGTGGAATGGGTTTTGTTTATTTCTCTGGCCGCAACAATCAGTTTGGCAATATCTGAGGGGTGCTCGGACAGGAAGGTTTTGGTGAACGAGGGGTTGCCTTTTTCGGTTTGAGGGTACGACACGCTCATGGCATCGAACGCTTTTGCGATGGACGCCGCCGCCCAGATCTCGACGTTGTGGCCGCTGATCTTCTTGACCTTCCGCAGCAGCGTCTTTTCGCGCACCATCAACTCTTGCTTGGTCCGTTCGGCGCGGTCTATGTCCACTCTTACGCCGTTCCAGGTCATGTCGATCAAGCAGGGCAGGAGGTCTGTTTCCAGCTTATGCACGGACCATAGGTCTTCGGTGTTCAGCTTCGTTACGAAGTGCCGCCAAAGTTCCAACGTGAGCGCGGCGTCAGTTTCGGCGTAGGGCCCGACAAAATGTGCGGGCAGCTTCCAAAGCTCTGCCTTTGGGTCCAGGCCAAACTCTCGTGCGGCTTCGGTGAGCGTCTTTTCGCTTTTGACTTTACCCAGGTAGTCATACGAGAGCGCGTTGAGCGAGTAGCTGAAGCGGTTTTCATCAAGCAGGCCCGCCGTGATCATTGTGTCGATGATGCGGCCATTTATTTGGAAGCCCATGCGCCTGATCCAACCTGCGTCGTACTGCGCGTTGTGCATAATTTTGTCCGCGCTGCATTCGAAGACCCG